AGCTATTGAATTTTGCTCAGTCTTTACACGACCGATAATTTCACTAATAAAGTCTTTCATACTCACATTAATGCAATATTGTGAATATTTCCGCCCTAAATTGCTTAATAAAAGTTGCCGCCGCCGATGTCGTTAAGGTTTTTATCTGGTCCAACTTTGCTAGAACGGGCTGGTTTGCCTTTTACTGCGTTATTAGGGCGCTGTGAGCCAGATGGGCCTGCGTCAATGGTTTTTTCGCCGGGACCGCCACCAAAGCCTTGAGCTCCAGTTTGTTTGTAAGTCTGGCGAAAACCTAATTCGCCTTCTTGTTTCTTATTTGCCATTTAGATTGCTCCTGTTGGGGGTGTTGTTGGTGGTTGTGCTGCTGCTTGCTGTAGTGCTTGCTGATGTTGTTGATCGTTTTGCTGCATAGTTGCAGCGTGTTCTAAGCCAGTTTGTTGAGCTTGCTGCTGGGCTTGCTGCTCTGCCTGTGTGGCCTGTTGTTGGGCTGAAATTTGAGCCTGAACCTGCTGTGCCTGTTGCTGAAACGCTTGTTGTTCAATTTCTAGGCCATGCTGGCGAATGTCTTGTTGGGCTGCGTGTGATGCTTCTAAAGCTGTTTGGTTCTGTTCATGGGCCATAGCCATTTGATCTGCGCCTAACTGGGCGCCAGCGTTGATTGAGGCCACACGTTCACGCGAGGCGTTGTTAATGTCTGCCATTGCAATCTGCGTGGCGTTCTTGTTAGCGTCAATGCTTGACTGGGTGTGGTACTTAGTCTGAAGTTCTTGTACTTTTTGCTGTAACTCAGCAATTTTAAGCTGGTAAGTCTGTTGATCTTTTTGATTTTCAAGCTGCATACGCGCTTGGGACTCAGCTTGTTTGCGCTGCGTTTCAGCCATTTGCGTTTTAAGAATAACACTAGCAGTAGGATCGGCTTCAGCAGCTTGTTGTTGTTGGGCTTGTTGGGCTTGCTGTACTTTTTGTGCTAATCCTTGGATTTGCTGCACAAACGGTGCCATGGTTTGCTGCGAATCTTGATTTACCAACTGCGATGCAATAGCTAGTGCTTGCTGTGCCTCTTGATCCAACGGTTTTTCTTGATGTAGTTCTAAAGTATCGCGGCCACCCTGTGCTTCGGCCACATAAGCACGCATGGACTGCAGATAATGCAATGTCAGATGCTGCTTGATGTGTTCCAAAGCCTGGGGCGCGAAAACTGGGCCAATTACGGGGTTTGCACCGTAAGCTGGATTATTAGCGTATTCTAAATGAATCTTAATATGCGCAATGTGGTCTTGGTCAGGGTAGGCTGCAGCAGCTCTTCCCATAGTCATCGACACATTTTCTAACGCTGGGTTAGATTCTTTAGCACCCAACGGATTTGGTAGTACCTCATCAATTGCTGGGATTTTAAGTTGACCTAAAACACGACGATACACCGCACGAATGTTGAACATTCCAGGGGGCGCACTGGTTGCCATTTGTAACAGCGCTTGGTTTTGTGCAAGACGTTGTGTTTCAGAAAAAATATTGGGGTCAGATACAGGTCTTACGTCGTTGTTGTAAGCAAAATCACGAACTTCAACCTCAGTACCAGACTGGTTGTCCATGTCCTGCAAGTACCAGTGGTTTAACCTAGAGATAATTGCTAATGACTTAGCCTGACTACGATGCAGGCGTGCATGAATGCTTGAAAATACTTTAGCGCCTTGTTCAATCAATGCCTGAGTTGTGCCCACTGGCATGTTATTTGTGGCATCACCAATCTTTTCTTCAGATGTAGTAACTACACCCTTAGCTGCGTCTGTTAACCATCCAAGTAAATTAAACAACACACTTGATGGTGGGTTAAACGGCATTGGCATTGCAATCTTACGTACATCATCAACACCCGGTGCTCCTTCAATCTCAATTACTTGAGTTGGTTCTATTCTGTCGCTTTGCCCACCAATGCGTCCACCTTTGAGTTTAAGCATCGTCTGGCTGTTGTTGATATGTGCAGCGTCAAGTAGAGCACGAAGAGAACCGGTAAGAGCAGCACTAAGGCCACCAATAAGCTGAGGTAAGCCAATAGCGTAAGCTCCGCGCCAAGGAATGAACTTAAACTCAACATACCACTCCAGTTTTTCGAATTTTTCATCGTTGCATTCCCAGTTGCGATACAGAGCAATAACTTTGCTTGTAGTCTCATCAATTGTCATGATGTATGGGGCACGACGACCTTCAGTTTCAGGATCGTCGTCTAACCGCATAAAGCAGGTTATTTCATAAACACGGCGAAGTCCGTCAATGTTCTTAGACGGCTCTTCTTTACCTTCAATTTTGTTATTTGCTTTTTGTGAACTTGTCTGATCATTTAAAGGCGCGTCAGACGAGTAAACCGTATCTATGTCAATGTAGATACCTTGTTCAACACGTTGTAAAAACGTGTCTTCTGTAATGTCTTGTACTTCAGTTACGCGTGGTGAAGTATAAAAATTGGTTGAAGCGTACGGTAACAAGATGTTGTCAATTGCAACCCACTCACAAGTGGGTCTTGCTTGTTCACTGTCGTAACGCCATTTTAAAAACTGTGAGCCACCGAGGGGTAGTTGTGTTAGCAACTGTTCCATCTCGTCGCGGTACTCTGGAATTTGTTCTGACAGCTGCCAGTTAAGGAAAGATACCTTACGATCTGCTGTCTCTTCTTTTATGCGATCTGCATTACCCTTAATGTTTGACTTAACAACGCCCTCAGGTGGCAGTAATTCTTTTGATGACGAGGCAGCAAAGTCAACACAGGCCTCAGCCATGACGGGATGCACAACCTTAGAGGCACCATCAAACGTAGCGCCGCCAGGGGCGTCTTTACCTAAGCCAGTGCGTTTGAGTCCTTCTTCGTATTGCTTGTCGCGTTGCTTACGTGACTCTTGGTCAACATCAATAAGGTCTAAATACTCATTAGCAAGAGATTGTAAAAGACTATCATCAAACTCTTCAGCTAAGTTAGAATAAAACTCTGGTGCTTCTTGTGGGCTTTTTGTTGGTATGAAGTTAACGACAACGGAACCGTCTTCCATTTCAATAACTTCTTCTTCCACTTCATCTGATTCAAGACCTAATGCGTCTTCGTAATACTCCATATCAGCGTCTTGCGCTTTTGTTTTTTCAATATCCTCGTCCGTGTCTAAAGACGGAAGATATGATCCTGATTGAAGTGGTATTTGGGGATTGGCCATTATTTTGAATTTTCGTGGGGGATTTTTAAATTATTCATCCTAATTACAATAATGCAAATAAAGGGCATAATCCGCCCTCATTGTGCATAAGGATTAGAAAATCGTTTGTTAGAGTCGTCGTCAGCGTAATCATAGTCCCTTGCAGGCAAAGGATCAAGCTGAAGCCAACCCGAATCCCTAAGCACCCGTAAAGCCTGGGATAGGGAGTCCACGTAGTCATCATGGCCCCCAGCTTCAGGAAACGAACATACCTGACGCAGGAAACGTTTTGCCCATGTGGCGTAGTCTCCCTTTTGTTCGGTGTCCTCTGGTATGAATACTTTGCCCTTAGACACAAGGGGTGCCACAATGTTAAGCCGCTGTACCTTGTCTGCTCTTCCAGGGTTATAGCCACGGACAGGAACGCCGGCTCGTTGTAGTTCTTGGATTAAACTGATACCGGCTGACTTGTCTTCCATTAAGATTTGGTCTGCCTTACGGCCCTTACCAAACTCGTTATCTGACCCGTAGATAACTTCCTTAAAGTCGCTGATAACCTTACGACGCAGCTCGGGGTATGACAGGTGCTCGTCCCATGAGTCTAGGAGAATGACTGACGTGCCAGCGTCTTCTCTTTCAAATATTCCCCACACTGTGCAAGCTGTTGGGTCGTTCATTGTTTTTTCGCTAGTAGCTGGGTCGTATGATGCAATCACGTACTCAAGCGTTGGCGTTGGCTTATTAGCTGGCCACATCTTAAACTGCTTACGCTTAATGATACCAGTGGCTTCTGGGTCAAGGATCTCGCCGTAAATTTCTTGGCGGCCCATGTCGGTGCCATCGTACGTCTCAAGCTGCTTAAAAAACGTTTCGGATAAGTTAGCCCGGTTGTCATACGAGCTGGCGTTAACCATGTACACGTCACCACCAATCTTACCCTCAGCTAAGTCTACAATTAATTCTTTTGGCTTTGGTGTGGTGGTAATAATCTGCTGCACTCGAGAGATCCTGGGATCCTTGAGTCGGAGCGTAAACTGTACTCCGTCGTAGGCTTCATCGAGGTAATCAAACGCACACAACTCGTCGAACCAAGCGCCATGGTATTGCTTACCGCGATACCGTTCAGGTTCAGAGGCGGGAATGCCTTGAATGATAGAGCCGTTGGTAAGGGTGATCTCGAATAGAGACTTGTTGTAGTCGCGGATAAGTGACTTGGGAATGATATTGATAAGCCCTGAGTCTCCCTCAAAGCAAGTTGCGCGTATATCGTTGGAGGTTGGGGCTGTGACCAGCCATCTTGTATTGTCATACAGCCAAGCGCGAATACCAATCCAATGACTGGCAGTGTGCGTCTTACCTGATCCACGACCAGCAAGCATAAGGAATGTATCATACTCATTGTCGTCTGGTTCTTTCTGGTGGGGTAATGCCTGTAGCGACCACCTGACCTGCCACATAAGGGCCTCAAGCTGCTGGTTAGGCCAGTGCTTACGCGCATCTGCAAATTTCTTTAATGTAAGTTCTTGTTTGGGTGTTAGAGACATGATATAAAACCTTCTCCTACGAGAATCGTGTTGTCTTCTCCAGTGGTTTCTATATAAACACAAGACTGGGGCTGAATGGGGTCTATGCTGCAGACGTACCGTCTACTCTGATGCACCTTTATCGGCGGCGAGTTCTGGTTTTCTATCAGCTTGATGCGTGATTTAAAAAATAACGTGTAATGCTTAAACGTGTTCTCAAAATTTTGCGTGGTCTTTATGCCAAGAGACTCAACTAAGAACTGAATCTGAGAAATTAAGTTTAACTGCTTAGAGGAAAACTGAAAACTGTCTTTCTTTTGTGAGTAGACCCTGCTTTTAGTACAAAAAATTCCCCTGAGCAGCTCAATTCGTTGTTCAGGCGAGCCGAGTAGGTAGTTGTTTGATATTTTAGTGGGTATGTTGGGCACAAGCTGCGACTCAATGCTTGGGATAACGCTAAAATCCCTAGATCCTGTCTTTTGTTTCCTGCCAAATTTTGTTTTATAGCCAAAGTCTTTGAACTGCTGATCAACATAGTCCTGCATCCCACGTGCTGCAGACAGTTTGCCGTTGGATTTTCTGGCAAAGAACCAGAATCCCATGATGAACGGCGGGATTGGTAGTAGCTGGTGGGGTAGTTCCAGGGGTTGGGTAGTTGGAACGGAGTAGACGAGGCGGTTTCTTTTGCTTTTAAGCGGTAAAGAAAGTAAATCTTGGATACTAGTAGGCTTTAGTGGGCGCCTAAATCGTTTAACTCCCTTGTAAGAGTTAAGCCTGTTGCGATATTTCTGGTTTTCCAATGGAAGTTTAAGCGCACCATCGCCTTGGACAGTGAGCCAATCGCTAAATGTAACCTTGTAGCACTCGGTTGCCTGATAGTTTTGGACTAACTTGACACGAACAATCTTGCCGTTCCTATCAAAGACATAGTCACCCTCAACCAAGTTACCCGCACGCTTCCAGTAATCAAGCGTTAGTACTTTTTCTGTTGCCAATATGGCCATTCAAAATCCAGTCTGCGAATTTTTTAAGTTGTGTTTCGGAAGCATTTTGTTTCATGTTATTTGCCATGAACGATAACCACATAACATTACCTGGCACATAACCCAATACTG